CCGCTGCACATACCCGGGCCGTGGCTCGGGTGCGCCAAGTGCAGACGGGCGCTTCCATGACGTCGGCAGCTCGTTCTCGCGGTCGATCTCGTCCCGCTGATCGACCTGACGGGCAGATTCGTTCTGCACGTGAACGTCGTTGACCACGTGGTGCATGCGCTTGTGCGCGGGTGTGCGCTTGCGCTTCTTGGCTTGATCGGCGCGCGCCTTCTTCNCTTCGACGCGCTTGAGCGAGCGCGCGACGACCAACTCTGCATCGCGCTCCTCGGCAGAGATCTGAGATACGGTCACCTGGCTCATCGGCGAACTCCTGCGTTGCGGGCCTCGGCGAGGATCGTGCGCATGCGTTCCTTCGCAAACCGCTTCTTGTGCTCGGGGTTGTTCGGGTCGAGCCCGAAGATGCGCATCTGCCGGAAGTCGTCCTCNGTGAGGCGCACCTTGCCCGCCATCGCGAGCTCGACCTCCGAGCGCTCGCGTCGGCCGTCGCGGCCGCCCAGGCCGCCCATCGGAGCGCGGCGCGAGCCGTTGCCGTTCGCCTGCCGCGATCCGCGGTCCCGATCGTGGTACTCACCGGCCGTGCGCCGGTTGTCTCGGTCTGACACGTCATCACCCTCATCGTCATCGAGCTCGAACGGGTCGCCGTCGATGGTCCGCAGATCGAGCTCGGGATAGTCCGCCTTGAGCCGGCGGGAGAGCTCCTCGAAGTGCTCGTCGGAGTACGGCTCGAAATCCAGCGTGCCGTCCTTGATCTCCTCGAGGATGGTCTTGTCGTGCGCGATCGCATCGCGCTTTGCGGCGGCCCACCGCGTGGTGTTCCACCAGCGCCTGTTCGCGCGGATCCACTCGCTCGAACGCTCGCGCCCGTAGGAGCGCGTGTCGTCGGCATCCTCGTCGCCNCTCGTGTCACGGGCGATCTGCTCGCGCGCGTTGCGCTCAAGGTTGAAGCGAAGGAGTTTCAGCTCCGCCTGCAGATCGGTGAGCTTGATGGTGAGTTCCAGCTCCTTCTGCGTCTCGCCTGCTTCCTTCGCCTGCGCGAGCTGTTCGGTGACTTCCTTGATCTTCTGCTCGATGTCTTTCACCGAGCTGTTGTTCGCGATCTCCTGCTGCAGTCTCTCGAGCCGAGCGAGGCGCTCCTCGGCGCGCTGCCGGGCCGCGATCTCACGCTCGAGCCGTGTCTCGACGCGCCGGCGAAGCGAGATCTCACGATTGATGCGNCGACGGACGCGCTTGCTGTAGTCCTCCTCCTCGTCGTCATCGTCGGAGCGGCGGCGCTTGCGTCGCCGGCCGTCGCCCTCCTCGTCATCGTCGTCGCGCTCGCCTTTCGGCTCCTCGCGGCGCTCGTGAGGCGCGTCCTGATCCTCGCCGTTCGGCTGCACGATGTTATCGAGCGGCGGCCGCTGCTCGCCCTCGAACACGTCGACCTCGGTCGCGCGGTCCTCCGGATCCGCGGCGATCTGGTCAGGACGATCCGGCGGCACGAACTTGTCTGCCCCCTCGTCCGGAATCTCTCGATGAAAGTTGTCGTCGTTCTCGTCCATGCTCGCCCTCCCGGGGCGTCACCGGCTCGCGCGCATCGCGCGGCCGTGTCTGCTTCGATCAGAGATAGCCTTTGATCCGGTCCGGATCCTTGATGATCATGAGCACTTCCGTGTCGTCGAGAATGCGCAGGATGTGACCGCTGCGCAGATGCACTTCCTGCCCGGCGTACTGCTGGAAGAGCACGACATCGCCGACTTTCGGAATGTTCGGCTCCTCGGCGAGATTGAGGCCGGCATTCGTGCGCGACCTGTATGCGAAGTGCCCGACCTGCAGCACGCGCCCCTGACAGGCGAGGATGCGTTCGGCCTGCTCCACCTGCGGCGGCGCCTCGATCATACCGTCATATCGAGGCACGATCGGCTCGACGAGGATCCGCCAGAACAGCACGCTGCCGAGCCGCTCGACGTCCTCGGGCGCCAGCGGCTTGACGCGCGGCTCGTCACGATCCCCGTTGAGCCTCGCGAGCGCTCGCGATACGGCGCTTCGTCCTTCTGCCACGTGTGATTACCTCCTCCTCGGTGACGTCGTTGTCGTCCTCCTCGAGCTCGCCCTGTCGGAGCCGGTCAATCAGCTCCTCGACGCGCTCGAGCATTGCCTGAAGCTCGCTCGCGCGGCCGACGTGCTCGGCGTACCGCTCCTGTTGGAGCCCCTTCGCCATGCGCTCCTTGAGCTGCTCGCGCCGCTCATGCAGCTCCCGCGCGAGCTTCTCGAGCACTGCGATGTGAAGCGGCAGGCCTGCCATGTGTCAGCCGCGACCCTGGACTCCCTTCGCGAGAGGCTGTGAGCTGCCCCAGCCCTGAACGCCGCGCGCCTTCGGCTCGACGCAGCCCGTGCCCTGCGTGCCCTTGTGCTCGAGCGAGCGCGGACGGCCGCGNTGATTCATGCGGTTCGGCCGCACACCGCCGCCACCTTTGGTGGATCCGATCGAGTAAGCCATCAGCGTCCTCCTCCTCGTGCGGAGATCTCGCGCAGGGTCTGCAGACGGATCACCTGGCCTTGCTGCCCGCGCGAATACAGCAGGCCGATGAAGCGAAGCAGCTCGCGAAAACCCACACCGAGCTCGCGCGAGGCGGCCGCGAACGCGCGCGGCGAGATGCGAAAGCCCCGCGAGTGGTGCGAGTACAGGAACGAGCGCGCCTTGCGTACTTCGGCGTTACTGACCGCCACCGCCCCTCCTCGTGCTCTTGCGCACGCGCTTCTTCTCGGCTTCCGTGCGTGCCCTCGCGCTCTCGCGCTCGCGCGCGACTTCGAGAGCGAGCTTGGTGCGTCCGCTCGCCATGTCCTGACGGCGCCGTGCTTGCGCATCCGCGCTCTGCCGCACGATCTGCGCAGCGGTGGACTCGGCGAGCTGCCGGAGCTTTGCCCGATGCTCCTCCTCGCGGTGGCGCAGCCTCTGCGCGTGCTCGTGCTCCTGCTGCTTGAGCCGCGCGACGAACGCNGCGGTCTCGCGTTCGATCTTGGCTTGCGNCTCGGCGTCCTTCGCCGCCTGATCGCTCTCGGCGGCCTGCTGCGCTCCGACCGACATCGGATGCGGCGGCGGCACGGGCGGCAGGTTCTGTGCGGCGGCGATGGTGAGCGCCATCTCGACGTCGGGCGGCAGACTCTCGTCCGCGCGGTAGATGTCGATCGGCGGCAGCGGCACGCCAGTCGACTGCTGCATTTGCGAAGAGACGAGCTCGAGCATCTGCAGCGCCTCGTGCTCGCGGATGTGCGACATGAGGATCGTGTAGACCTGCTCGAACTGATCGGCGGGCAGCGTGTTGCGCGCGATCTCGATCTGACGCCAGTGCGCCGCCTTGTGCAGCTCGTGCTGCTGCCCTGGGAAGGCGCGGATCTGCTGTCCGATCATCGCCCGGGCGTTCTCGCCGATGGGATCGATGCGGATCGGCGTCGGCACCCGCGGTGCGATGCGCTCGAAGTCCGGCACGCGCAGCGCCTGCAGGAAGCGGCGCACGGCCTCGACCTGCTCCTCGACGCCGAACAGGTGCGGGAAGGCCTTGATGATCTCGAGTACGGCCTGACTGATCGAAATGCGCTGGACGTCCGAGACGATGTTGGGATCGGCGACCGGAATGAAGTCGACCGTGCGCGGATCGAAGTCCTCGCGCAGTGCGTACTTCGCTTCGCCGGCGACGTGATACGGGTACTCGTCGTAGGGCGCGAACTCGAAGAACAGCTCGGCGAGGATGCGGAACTCCTCGCGCGCGGCGGCGAAGATCCGCTTGTGGATCGCCGAAAAGAGCTTCATGGACTGCTCGATGAGCGCGATCGTCGTGCCCACCGGAGCCTTGTTATCGGCCTGGCCGACGAGTACCTCAGTCAGCGAGGCGAAGCGGCGCGCGTCCTGAACGAGCGAGACGAAGAGCTGATGCAGCGCCGGTGACGGTTCACGAAACGGCGGCGTGTAGAAGGTTTTTTGCAGCTCCTCGTACGTCGCGTCGACGTCCTTCCACTTGCCGGGCTCGATCTGAATCGAGCTGCCGCTCTTCGCGCCGTCCTTCGCGCGAAAGCCGCCCTGCAGCGTTGCCATAAGCGCGCTGTCGAGAAGCGCGCGCACCGAACCTGAGACCGCCTCGCAGAGCGAGCCGATGACGTGCAGGAAGCCCCACCCATAGAAGCCGAGCCCGGGCAGGAACTTGTAGTGCGTGAACCAGATGCGCTTCCTGCGCTCCGGATCGTCCTCGCGCCAGTTCCGCCGGATCGAGAGGATTTCCTGCGTCGTGGCATCGACGGTGATGATGTAGGGCAGCTCGAAGCGCCCATCGTCGAGCTCGTCGACGCCTTCGGGAAGCGAGATCTCGATGTGGTACTCGTAGATCTCGTAGATCTCATCGTCCTCGTGCACCACGCGCTGCCGGCGATCGGCGGCGTCCTCGAGGCGCTGGCCGCTGTTCTCCTCGTTCTCGATGGGAGGCGGGCGCGGCAGATCGACGTCGATGAACTCGCCGCGCGCCATCGCGCGCCGGATCTCGGATCCGGTCATCGTGTAGCGATGCGCGTAGCGCGAACAGTTCTCGAGGTCGCGCGCGGTGTACGGGACGATGAAGTCCTCGGCCTTCACGTACCGGGAGCGCGGCAGGCCGTTTCGTGGGTCGGTCCAGCCCTTGCGGAACACCGAACCTGCGATCGGCAGGTAGAACAGCATCTGATCGGTGTCCGCGTAGTAGCCCGGATCCTCGGTCGTCAGGTAGAAGTTCATGAAGCTCTCGGCCCTGCGCACCCGAGCTTCGGACTCCTCGGTCGCCTCACCGGCGTGCTCGCCCTTGACCGGACCGGTGGCCGGGAAGAACTCCTGAATGGCGTTCGCCTGGAACTGGACGCAGGCCTCGGCGAGCACGGGATGCTGCACGGCCGCGGCGCCCGGGAACGGCAGGTTCGATGCGTCGATCTTCTCGATGCCCAGGAGCCGCAAAGCCGTCTCGGTCATATCCTCCCAATGCTTGCGGCTCTCGAGGTCGGTGCGCGCGTACTCGCACAGGCGCTGCGCGAGCCCATAGCGCTGCGACGCGCTCATGTACTGGGCGAGGTTCGCGCCGAATCCNGCGTCCTCGAAGTCCAGCTCGAGCGCGGCGAGGAAGCTGTCGCCGGGACCAGAGAGGTTGACGAGCTCCGTGCCGTCCGGATGCGACACGAACTCCACGTCCCCGTCCACGTAGCGGACCGGGTGCTGTGGAGTCAGCTCGACAAGTTCAACTGGTGGCACTACACGCGAACTCCTCCCCTGCTCTCATGGGGTGGTGNCAGTGATTGCGGCTGCTCCCGTGGGGAGGGGCCGCGTGTCGCGCGCGATAATACCTGCAGGTCACGACGGGAGACAATTTCGGACGGCCCCGGAGAGCAGCACCGGCAGCGACAGGTTTCGGGATCGAAGTCATGCGCCGGCGGGCTGCTCAGCCATAGAAGCTCTTGCGCTGGAGCTTCGGGCTGAACAGGTCGAGATCTTCCTTGTTGTCGTCCTCGTCCTCGAGCTGCAGGTCCATGTACATGCGCATGTACTGCAGCGCAATCGCGACCGAGCTCACCTCGTCGTCGAAATCGACGTCTGGGAACTTCGCGCACGTCTCGATCAGATCCTTTGCCCACTTGCGGTTCACATACCAGATGGCGCCCTTCTCAAGCGGCAGGGACGCCATGTGCGCGCGGTAAACGAGATCGCCCTGCACCTTGACCGCGCGCACCGGCAGGCCCTTGCGCCTCATCTCCTGAATGAGCGAGTGCCCCGAGGCCTTCTTCTCGATGAGGATGCGATCGGGCTCCCACGTCTTGGCCGACTGGATCGCCTCGTCGAGCATCTCACCGAAGCTCGGGCGCCACTTGCGCCGCTCGAGGAGGATGGCCGAGATCCGCGGCTGGCTCGTGCTGACCGCGCGCGCCTTCTCTCCCTTCTCTGGCTTTCGCGCCATCTCCTCGTGGTGGAACATGCCCCACGTCGTACGCACCGTGTAGCTGTCCTGCTCGTCATTCTCGAACGCGGTGTCGTAGGCCTGCAGCACGAAGAAGATATCAGGCAGCGGACGTTCGCTCTTGCGGTACTCGGGATGCCAGTCGGGCCACTCCCACCGGCGCCACCAGCTGCGCTTGAGGATGCGGCCGCCGGCGCCTTCCGGCTGCTGCTGATACTGCGCGGCCCAGGTGCGCGCGGACACGGCTTCCTTCTCGCGCGCGACCGCCTCCGGCCCCATGCGCTCCGGGCAAAGAAGCGAGTTCGGCTGCTCTCGAGGATCCCGGAAGATCGGCTCGCCCTCGGGACCGTCGCCGCGGTTGATGTACGTGACGCACTTCCGTGAGCCGTCGTACTCCATCGGCAGGCACAGATGCACCCACCGCTTCTCCTCGAGCGCGAGCACGTGCCCGAATACGTCNCCGTCGTGCGTGCGCTGGCCGACGTACACCCGCCGCGCCTTGTTCGGATCGTTCACGCGCGAACGGAAGGCNTTGTCATGCCATTCGATCGTGCCCTTTCGCTTCGCCTCCGACTCGACTTCCTGCGCGTTGTGCGGATCGTCCAGGATCAGGATGTCGCCGCCGAGGCCCGTGGTCTTGGAGCCGACCGAGATGGACGTCCGGTAGCCGCCCATCGTGTTCGAGAAGCGGTCGACGCGGTTCTCGTCGGCGAGGAGCACGACATGCGGATACCGGTCCATGTACCACTTCGACTCGACCAAGCGCCGCATCTTCGCCGCATCGAGTCTCGCGAGGTCCGCAGCATAGGAAGCGCAGAGGAATTGGATCTCCGGCTCGTCGCACCACACCCAAGCCGGGAACGCCACGCTCACGATGCTCGATTTCGTCATGCGCGGCGGGATGTTAATCATCAGGTTCTTGATGTCCCCGAGCGCGACGTAGGCGAGGTGATCGCAGATCGCGTCGATGTGCCACGACGGGATGAAGGGCTTGGGGTCAATCAGCGGCCAGGCCCTGCGGACGAACTTCCGCAAGCTGCGGCGGCAGGTCTCTGCGCTGACTGCTGTGTAGTAGCGGATCGCCCGCTCGGCGGGCGGGAGCTCGGCAAACCGTTGCAGCACCGTGCCGGATTCACGCGCGCTCCTTGCCTCATGCTCGAAGCGCGCGTCCTCGCTCGTAAGCCGATGCGGCTCCAATGGGAACGGCACCGGCAGGTACTCAACACGGCCACGATCGCAGGCCCCGGAGGAGAGCGGCAGATCGTCGACCACCATCGCACGAGTGGCGCACCCGTGCGACGCGGCGGCGTTATATCACGCGCGCCGCGGAATCGCCTATTGAGGCGGCTGGAAGGGCGGCATATCGGGCACACCGACGCCGCACCGTCTCATGACCGCGCTACCGGCGCCGGCGCCCGCTGACAGCGGCGTCGACCGCATCGTCGATTCGCTTGTCTCGATACTTGAGCGGATCCGGCGACATCAGTTGCGCGGCCGAACGCACCGATTCCGCGATGTCCTCCGTGATTGTCGTATTGCGGTAGTAGCGCGGCCTGTTGCTCGTGCGGGTCTTCCCGCTCACGCCGGTCTGCTTCTCGTCGCGTCTCTGGCGGCTCATTTCTGCTCCTGCTGCTGGTGGTGGGTTCTGCCGTAAATGGCATAAAGGCATAGATACGGCATACCTATGCCCGCCTAGTCTTCACGCGTGATGACTCTGACGGTGATCTCTACCTCCGTATCGGGCTCGAACTCCTGCAGCATGCGCGGATCGCAGAACGCGAAACTGAGCTCGCCGACCGGCCATGCCCTGCCCCACAGCGCATAGTTCGCGTACTGGTGGCTGTCCGCCACCTCGTCGGCACGAAGCGGCACGATCGCGACCGAAGCTGTCCGCGGCTCTCCACGCCGTTGGGCATGAAGCTGAATGCTCTTGACGCGCGCCAGGATCTNCACTGCGGTGGCCCTTCTTCGTGATCCACGGCTTAATGCTGTGGCCTCATTGAAGCTTCCTTCTGCGCCTCGCCGATCTGATCGTGCCACGTCACCGTGCCGCCGAGTCGGCGCGCGTCCTCCTCAACCACGCGGCGATCCCACCGGAGCTGATTCTCGTACCAGCGCGCATGCAGATCGCGCAGCCACGCGAACACGCGCACGAGCGCTCGAGCGGCCGCAATCACGCGCTCCGTACTCACGTCTGCTACCTCCCCCTACTCGATAACGCGCAGGTCCGTGATAGCGACCGGCACCGGATTGACGGTGATGGCGATCGACTCCTCGCGAGTGACGTCGGCCGTGGTGTCGGCCCATACGACGTTCGACGGATCCGAACGGCGGCCGGCGGAATTGACCGACTCGACCGCGAAGTACCAGCGGCCGGGCTCCAGACTGTCGACCGTGTACTCACGTGCGGTCGGATCGTTGAGTTCGCGCACCTCGGTGAGCGTCTCCTGTCCTCGGCCGTAGAGGATCCGGTAGCCGGCGAGATCGGTGAGCGGCGAGCCGTCCGTGTTCTCCGTCGGCGGCGTCCATGTGAGATGGACGCGCGTCCTGCCGCGCCATACGCACGTGAGCCGGTATGTCTGGCTCGTGACGATCACCGGGAGCGTCTCAGTGCCGCTCGCCGCCTTCGTGCCACTCCAGCCACCCGAGGCCGTACATTCGNTCGCACCCGGCGCGTCCCATGTGAGCACAGGTGTCACGCGGCCGTCGCCGCTTGTGAGGGCCGCAGTGAACGTAAGCTGCTGAGCCGTCGCGCTCGCGCACGCCGCGAGCGAAAACATCACCGTCAGGAACAGGGTTCGCATGGACTGATCTCCGTGTAGGAAGGTTGCCAGCCGCGAGCCGCCAGTACTCGCAGCGTCATTTCTACCGCGCGCTTGGAAGCGACGTCATCCTGATCGAAGCGCAACACATACCAGCCGAGGAGCGCGGCCGCGTTGTACTTCTGCATGTCCCGCCGAATGCCGGCCGGGCTCGCGTGCCCGCCGAGCACCACGTAGCGCGTACCGAGCNTGCGCACCGTAGCCGGATCCGTGATGCGCACCATGACGAGGCCCTCTATCTCGACGGCCACGAGGTACTGCGGCCACGCGAAATCGAATCGCCACTGGCGCGGCGTCAGCTTGCCCGTCGTGGGCGACCGGCGCGTGAGCTCCNGNGCGAANCGGANCTGCCGCTCCGGNTCCGGCAGCCNGAACATCCNGCAGTGCAGCGCGAAGAGCTCCTCGGGATCCTCGGTGCGACGCTGCCGCCGTCGAGCGCGCATCTCAAGCGCCTCGGCGACCGTCTCCGGGGTCGCGGGCGCTTCCTGCGCGGCGCGCGACGCGGGACCGAAGCTTGGAAGGCGCTTCCAGCGCATCAGTCGGCTTCCCGCGCGCGATGACGGCTCTGGATCGTCGTGCCGTCGATCACCGGCCCACGCAGTGCGTACGCACGCACCTGTCGCCGCGCGGCCGCCTCGAAGTCACCGAGATCCTCGGCCTTCTCCTCGGCCTTCGCCGCCATGCCGTTGGCGTTCGAGCTCAAGTCGCCCTGCCAATCGTCCTGCGCATCCGCGGCCGACAGCGGCAGCTCCTGCTGCTGCCCCTNCGGATTCGCCAGGCGCGTCTCACCGAGCGTCAGGCGCACTTCCCGGTTCTGGTGCTCCTGCAGCAGCAGGTTCTCGGCCCCGATACCGGGCCGCACGTGCAGGTGANAGCACATCTCGGTCATGCCGCCGACATGCGGCTTGAGCCGAATGCGGGTGATGCGCGCGGCCGGAATGTCGCCGTCCTCGCCCTCGATCAACTCGAACTCGATCTTGCGNTTGCCCGCATAGATCGCGCAGTACTCGGCCTCGAACGCTCCGTCGATCGCGACGTAACCCTGCAAGCGCGACCACCACGCGCACGGCTCCCACACATCCCCGCGGCGGGTGAACCACGAGCGATGCGTGTACTGCCCGAGAATCTCATCGAGCTCGCCGGGCGTGAGCATCAGGCCCTCGCACGGAATCGNGAACTCCGGCTCCTCCTGCGCGCCGATCATGCGCAGATTGTTCGCGATCTTCGCGAAATGACAGGTCTTCTTAGCGAATTCGGGCAGCTTCATTGACGTTGACATCGTGGTCTCCAGTCTTTGCGAATACCCCCGCGACTACCCCCGTCTCACGGCGTGCGGATNCCGGCGCTCGCCGGACTGCGCCAGCGGTTCGTCCCTGGAGCTCCAGCACGCGCTTGCAGCGCCGNTCACGGTCCGGCCTGTAGGGTAGTAGCGGCCCCATCGGGATCGCCGCTCCTGAGGCGCGTGTGTTCGTCTGAGCGCGATGCTCGGGCCAAGGGCTCGCCGTAGAGCGCCTCGAATGCCTGCGCGTAGGTCATGGGCTTGCCTGACTGGCCGCGGCCGAGCACGACGGTCTCAAGGCCGTGCTCGAGGATAGCTGCGCGCATGCGCTCGCGGCGCGTGTCGCGGTCGGTGACACCGTCGGTGATGCGCGCGCCGTGCTGGCGCAGTCGGCGGGCCAGCCAGAGCTCGCGGTCGAGTTCTGTCATCACTGCCACTGCGTCTCTCGCGTGCGCTCGGCCGCGCCGTTGTGAGC